GGGAAGTAGTTGACGTTGGAAGCGGAATAGCGCAATTTGTATACTATGGTGCTGGATTTAAGACTGTGTGGGTTACTTTTGATAAGTCATGCCCATATTGTGAGTCTTTGAATAATAAAGTAATCAGTAGAGGTATGAATTTTATTAATGCCGGACAATCTTTACAACCAGAAGGTGCTGAAACACCATTGATTGTTACGCAAAATATCAGTCATCCAGCAGCTCACCTAGGTTGTGACTGTGGAATTTCAGCAGGATAGGAATATGAACGATTGCTCTGTTCGGGTAGGATAAGTATATGAGTAATGAATATAAAAGAAAGCCTATTGTATTGAATCATCAAACCATAATGATTTACAATTATTTAAGCGGCGCGATCAAATAATAGAGGATTTCTGGATTGATGATTATATTAGAGAAGAACGATCACATCGAGACGATTGCGAGAGTGCGGCTAAACAATTTTTTAAGCAATTAGAAGGAGAAGAATGCGGTGCATTTGTTATGGCATTATTAAAAGAATGTTTTAAAAGTCTGAAGGAACATGATGAATTTGCTGGTACAAAGTGGGTTATTGAAAATCTGCAAGAGCTTAAGGAATTATATGAAAGTAATAATGAATGAACAATATCTTTTTTTAAAAACATGTTTAAAACGATTAAACAATCAGCAGTCTGTAGGGCCACCGCCGGTTCTATATCCAGATATAAATAAGGAAAATAAATGTTGACTATGACGGCGGCAACTTATATAATTAGCCAGGGTATAGTAGAAAACATGAAAATGGAAGCATTGAAGATAGCAGAGTTATATGAGGGCAGTATCAAAATAGAAATAAATACGAGCAAGGGACAAGAACTTGCCAAAGTAAATATAACGGAGTATAATCTTTAATTGGAGATAGATACTTGATTAATTATTGATTTTATTTTATGTTAAACTAGTTTTAAGCCACCGGTATGAGCCGACCTGTCATAAGATGGGTCGGTTTTTTTATTGGAGGAAACGATGCCACTACCAAAAGTAAGAAAAGAAATAATCGAAGAAAAAATAATTACAGATACGATAAGGACAGAAGATAATATCGAGAGACGATTTCTGACAGATGTTGAATTACGAATAAATAGCCAAAATGGTGAAACGATTATAACCGGATATGCCGCGGTATTTAATGCTTGGAGTGCAGACCTGGGATTTTTTAAGGAAAAAATTGACAAGGGTGCTTTCAAAAAAACTATCCAAGAAAATGATATCAGAGCACTGATTAATCATGATCCTAATTTGATTATCGGAAGAATGAAAAATAAGACTCTTGAACTTTGGGAAGACGATAAGGGCCTAGGGTTTAATATCAAATTACCAGAAACATCTTATGCCGATGATTTACGAGAAAGTATTAAGCGTAAGGACATTACCCAGAACTCTTTTGGTTTCCAAACAATTCAGGATGAATGGTCGAAAGACGGAAAAAAAAGAACGCTGAAAGAAGTGAAATTATTTGATATATCTCCTGTCACTTTTCCAGCTTACAAACAGACATCGGTAAAGATGCGAGGATTATTGGATAGTGGAATAGATTACGAGGCTTTAAACTCGACGTTAATCCGAGCCAAAAAAGGAATTAAAACAAATTCAGATATAGATTTATTCAAATCAACAATAGAAATTCTTAAACGCTATCTTCCTGTTGAACAGGAGCCGCTCACTGAGGTTGTAGAAGACCCGGAGCACTCTGACCCGGAACCGGAGCCGGATTATACCACTCTAATCAGGGCGAGACTGGCAAGTCTAGCGAGTAGAAAATATATGAATAGGAGCAAATTGTGAATAAAGATGAATTACTCGAAGAACTCCGAAAACTTGATGAGCAGATCCAGGAGATTCGCAAAAAAGAAGAGCAGACAGCCGAAGATGTTGCGAAAATGAATAAGTTATGCGATCAAGTTGAGGAGATCGTATCAAAACTTAAAGCCGAGGAGAGAGCTGAGGGGATAACTGCCTCTTTAAACAAACCCGAAGGGAAACCCGCGGGACTGAGCCAGCCGAATACGGGAGAACAGAGAGGCTTTGATAACTTCGGTGAGTATCTTCAGGCGGTAGCCAGGGCTTCATCGCCCGCTGGGCAAATGATTGCAGGGCAACCCTGTGGGGTGATTGATAGACGATTAATTTATCAATCGGTTGAACAGCGCAGTAGTGGCGCGGAGGAGTCCACGCCATCCTCGGTGGTTTTCTTGTACAGAAGGACTTCGGGGCCGACATCATAAAAAAGGCACACGATGCGGCTATCATCTTCAATAAAGTCCGTAAAATTCCGATCAGTGCAAACTCAAACGGTCTGAAAATCCCTTTCATTGATGAAACCAGTAGGGCAAACGGATCACGTTGGGGTGGAATTAGGGCTTATTGGCTGAATGAAGGCGGTACGAAAACAGCATCGAAACCAACGTTTGGTTTGCTTGAACTCTCGCTCAAGAAATTAATCGGGCTCAATTATGCAACTGATGAACTTTTGCAGGACGCTTCGGCACTTGGAGCAATAACCAGTGAAGGATTTGCCGAGGAATTTAGTTTCAAATTGGACGATGCTATGTTGAACGGTACGGGTGCAGGTCAGCCTTTAGGGATTCTTAATGCAACTTGTTTAGTTACGGTTGCGAAGGAAACAGGCCAGTCGGCCAAAACCATAATCTGGGAAAACATCAAAAAAATGTATGCCCAGATGTGGGGAAGATCATTATCGAATGGTGTATTTTTTATCAATCAAAGTGTTTTAACACAATTGATGAGTATGACTATTCCAGTCGGTACAGGTGGTATTCCAGTTTGGATGCCAGCAAATTTAGCGCAGGGGAGACCGCTTTCAACCTTGATGGGAATGCCGGTAATAGCTATAGAGCAATGCGCAACCCTGGGGACAGTGGGAGATATAATTCTTGCTGATATGAGCCAGTATGTGGTAATTACAAAAGGCGGATTACAGTCTGCTCAGAGTATCCATGTGCGGTTTGTTAATGATGAATCAGTTTTCCGCTTTGTTTTTAGGACGGATGGACAGGCCACTTGGACTAGTTCACTGACTCCATTTAAAGACGCATCTACAAGCCTGCCCCTTGGCCCGTTTGTAGCATTAGCGACAAGATCATAAGGAGGTGATGATATGGGATCTAGTAAAGGTTTTACAATAGCTGAACAAGGACATGTTGTACAATTGATTGCACCTCAGTCCGCAAGCACGGCTTTGACTTCCGAGGTGTTTAGTATGGAAAACTGGGGACATGCAACCATCATAGTACATGGTGGTGCTGGTTCGTCTTTAACTGTTACAGTATCGGAAGCCGATAATTTTACACCGAGCAATCAGGCTACAATAGTTTTCAATTATGCACAAGAAGCAACGGCGGCAGGGGATACGCTGACAGCCTTAGCGGCAGCGACCACAGCGGGTATTGCTATCGGTACAGCAACAGGGACGTATCTGGTGATAGAAATTGATGGTGATGAATTGAATGATGGGTTTCCGAATTTGATAATTAATTTATCAGATCCGGGTACAGCGAAAATAGTTAGTGCAATAGCAATTCTCAGTGGAGGAAGGTATCAGAAGGATATTACGGCTACTGCAATAGTGTAATTATTAGCGGGGAGCTTCTTGCTCCCCGCATATTAAAATGAGCAGGGGGAACAACTATGGCTTATTCAAAAGTTCATTCTAGACACGAATTGGGCAATCTGGTTTTTTATGAAGAAGGCAATCGTCAACGATGGGTTGATGCTATCGGGCCGAACGCTATAAAAGTCCTTGAGGATTTCGGCGCCTATGGTCAGAACTGGACGGAGACAGTAGTAAGTGCCGGGAGCGGTACTTCTGCTATCGCGAATGTAAGCGAGGCTGGTGGAGCGATTATGCTTGCGGCTGCCGGCAACGATAACGACGGCATGCAAATACAAGGGATAAATAACGGCTTTCTGCTTTCACCCGATGATCCAGTTTATTTTGGGGCACGGTGGAAAATAACCGGAGCTGGGTATGGATCGGCAGACGTAATCATAGGTTTGTGCCCAATAGACACGACTCTAATCTCAGGTATGACATCGGGAGTGTATTTCTCGACAGCAGATGCGGCAACCACGATCTTATTCACCGCCGAAAAGGCATCTAGTGCGACAACTCAGACCATTATTGCGGCTGGCGTTGTAGATACCTATTACATCGACGAATTTTATTGGAACGGAAGCGACACACTTTATGCATGGCACGACGGGACGGCCGTAACTTCACACGTGACGCAGATTCCTACGGCAGCCTCACTTACTGTTAGTATGGCCTATCTCAATGGGGCAGCTCACGGTGAGGGGAATGCTGGCTTGGTCGTTGACTGGGTACGAGCAATCCAGTTATTGAGTAGTAGATAGGATAGGCCGATGGCCGTTAAACTGATAACTACAATTCAGCGTTACTCGGGGCTTGAGGCAGACACGAAGCCGACGGCAGGGGTTGCTGTTGGCTCTACTTTCCGGGAAACAGATGTAGGACACAACTTTTTCTATGATGGTACAAGCTGGACACATATGGCGCCTAGCGTTGATATGGATGCTCATGGCGCACAGGTCATTGTAGATCATACCGAGCATGCCGTTCATGCAGGACAATTATTTTCAGCGACTTTTGCAGAAGCACTAAGTAGTGGATCGGCATCTGTAATGTTATTTGAAACCCCTGGGAGTGCTGTTGTTTCCGTGCATTTTGAAGGGGTCCTTGAAACAAGTGCCGCGGGAACTTTAATATTTACTGAAATACCAAATGCAACAGTAGGAACTATAGTCATTGCGTATAATAATAGCCGACGAATAGCAGGATCTAGTGAAGTATCTGTAACATCGAATGGTGCAGTTACGACAACAGGAAATATATTGCAGCATGGAGTAACGGGTGGCGGGGCATCTATGAAAATTGGCGGCCAAATACAGGGACACAATGAATGGGAGACAGATGCTGATGCAAGATATTTATTGCAGTTTACATCATCAGCGGCTACTAATGTGGCTTGGAATCTGTTTTTTATTGAAGAGGTAGAGGATTAAATTATGGCGGCAGTAGGAACGGTAACGATAGTTGAAGAAGATTTTGGTAGCACTAAATTCGTTTCATGGTCATGGATAGGTGGCACGGCAGAGACAACTATAGCAAGCGCAACAACTGAAAGTTTCTATTCAGGAAAGTTGTTATTTTGTGTTACCAATCCAGGGACATCAGACGCACCGGCAGATAATTATGATGTGCTAATAGTTGATAAAAACGATGTTGATGTATTGGCGGATAATGGTCTTAACCGGGCGACTGCAACAACTGAAAGTATTTTAACGGCATCTCTGGGAGCGGTTGCTAATTCACAACTTGAATTGCAGGTGACTAATTCCGGATCAAGTGGAACTGCAAATGGTGTAGTTTATTTGTGGATCAGATGAGCTATAGCAACTTTGATAGAAAGGAAAGACGGAAGAAGGCAAGGCGCAGGCAGAAATATGAAACACAAAAGATAGGGCAGGAAGAGGTTGCGATAATACAAGCGGAGGGAAGAAAGAATGGCGTTGACGATAGTAACAGCACCAACGGTAGAACCGGTGACTCTGACAGAGGCAAGAGAGCATCTAAGAATTGACGCTCCGGATGAAGATCCTCTAATTATAAGTTTTATCGAGGCGGCTACAGACTATTGTGAGGATTTGCAGAATCGAGCTTATATATACCAAACCTGGGATTTAACGCTTGATATCTTTCCGAATGGGGATATTATAAATATTCCTTTACCTCCTCTTCAATCAGTATCGAGTGTTACATATTATGGAACTGGGGGGACGGCCAATACATTAACAGCGAGTACTTATATTGTTGATACGAATAGTGAACCGGGAAGATTATCACTTGCCTATAATGAAGTATGGCCGAATGAAACGCTTAGACCGGTGAACGGTGTTGTTGTCAGGTTCGTGGCTGGTTATGGTAGTGTTGCAACAGCAGTGCCTAATATGGCAAAACAGGCTATAAAATTAATGATAGGACATATGTTTGAGCATCGGGAGAATGCAGAGATTAAAAAGCTTGAAAAAATACCCGATGGTGTTTTTGATTTGTTAGCTTTTGAAAGGATGTGGCCGGTATGAGAAGCGGAAGGTTGAGACATAGATTGTCTCTGCAAAGTCCTACTCATACAAATACAAGTGTGGGAACAGTTGTTACTACCTGGGCAACGGTAGCCACAATATGGGGG